ATGCAGTCAGCTCAAGGTTATAAATATTCATGGTTTGAAGAAGCTCACAGGGCAAGTCAAAGCTCAATAGACAAGTTACTTCCCACCATTCTTAGAAACCCTGGTGCTAAATGTATTTTTACAGCTAACCCGCAATCGAGTGCGGATCCATTTTCAAAAAGATTTATAACTCCATACTTAAAAGAATTAGAAAAAGATGGCATTTATGAAGATGACCTTCATTTGGTTATGGTTGTTAACTGGAGGGATAACCCTTGGTGGAATGATGAACAGGAAAGGTTGAGAATATGGGATTATGAGAACTTACCGAGATCTAAATACGATTGGATATGGGAAGGTAAATTCAATGACCATGTAGACAACTCAATTATTAAATCCGACTGGTTTGATGCCTGCATTGACGCTCACAAGCTTGAAAGGTTAAAAGATGCCTTTACGCCTCATGGTGCAATTATATCTGCTCACGACCCATTTGATGACGGTAAGGATGCGGGCGGCTTCGCTGTAAGACATGGGTCAATAATAAAATGCGTTAAATCAAAAGACAAAGGAGAGATAGACGAGGTGTTTGACTGGGCCTCAGCAGAAGCGAAAATAAACAAAGCGGATTGGTTTGTGTGGGACGGTGACGGGATGGGTACTGGATTAAAAAGACAGGCTTCATTATCCTTTGACGGGACTAGAACTCAGTACCAAATGTTTAAAGGTGGGCTATCAGGTAAGGCGCAGGACAATTCAGAAAAAATATATCAAAAAGAATTTGGCGGTAAAAACTCAAACCCTAAAACGTACCAAGAAACATTTAAAAACAATCGCGCTCAGTATTACACAATGTTGGCGGATAGGGTTTTTAATACCTATAAGGCGGTAGTAAGAGGTGAGTATATTGATCCTGATGACATGATAAGCTTTGACACTGACGGAATAGAAGACTTAAACAGCTTACGTTCACAGTTATGTCGAATACCAAGAATAGAAAACCCTAGCGGATTAATTCAACTTATGAGCAAAAAGGAAATGAAAGAAAAGCTAGAATTGGACTCACCAAACGAAGCTGACGCGGTAATGATGACAATGTTTATACCACCCATAAAGCAGAAGAAAAAGCGCAAAGAATTAAACTATGGAAGAACAAGTATTGTTTGATATACTGTACAATATAACAGCAGGAATATAACCCAATGGCAAAAATGACAGACCAAGAGTTAATCTCGATATTATCAGAAGCTGAAAGGCAAGCAGCCATATACACTGGCTCCTTTATGGCTGAGAATACAAGATATTTAAACGCCTATTTTGGTTATAAAACTGGTGATTTTTCTGCGAACCCTAACCAGTCCTCAGTAGTTTCAACCGATGTTGCTGATGTTGTAGAGGCTGACATGCCTTCTTTAGCCAGAGTTTTCTTAGGTAGCGGTGATGTAATTACATTTATACCATCCACAGATAATGAAAACGAAATCAAAGAAGCTGAAGAAAAAACAAAATACGTTAATTGGGTTGTAAGGAATCAACCGGAGTCATTTCAAATTATCCATAATTGGTTAAAGGATGCCGAGATACAGAAAAACGGTGTGGTTAAGTACTTTCTAGAAGAACAAAAAGAAGTTGAGGAAGTTGAATACAAGGGCTTAACCCCATTGGAAATAGATGAGGTTTCTCAATCAATTCGTGGCGCTGATGTTGATAGGGTTAAGGTTGAGGTTGCTGAGCAGGAAGAAACCCAAGAAGAAGTGTTTAACATTAAGTTTAGAGTCACTAGAAACACTAAAAAGATTTGTATTATTAATATCCCGCCTGAGTCTTTCTTAATTACCAAAAATGCAAAATCAATTGATGATGCAAGTATTGTTGGTGATAGAGTTAGAAAAACAAGAGGTGAATTGTTGGCTGAGGGTTTTGATAGAGATATAATTGACATACTGCCGGAAGTGTTTGACGAGGATAGAAGACAATCAGAAATAAAGTCTGTTAGATTTCGCGATCAAGGCGGTAGTGTTTCTGATACGTCAACAGATTTAAACGACTGGGCAAATCAAGAAGTTGAAATATCAGATTTATACTGTAAGGTTGATTTTGACGGTGACGGTATAGCGGAGCGTAGGCACGTTATGATGTCAGGTAATACTATTCTAGTTAATGAGTATTTTAACCATGTGCCTTATGCCTCGCTATCAGCTATTTTAATGCCTCATAAGGCTATAGGCCGTTCACGTGCTGAAATAACCTACCCTACACAATTAAAGAAGACCGCATTAGAGCGCGGTATGCTTGATAACATCTACATGGTTAACAATCCCCGCCATGTTGTACATGATGATGTTGATTTGGATGATATGTTAACTGTTAGGGTTAACGGTATTGTTAGGCTTGATGAAGATTCAAATATATTACCTCAGCAGGCGGTGCATCCTCTAGTTGTCCCTTATATTGGGGATAGAACATTGCAGACTATTCAATATGTTGACCAAGCAAGGGCGCAGACAACCGGGTCACTTTTAGCCTCTCAAGGTTTGGAGGCTGACCAGATAGGCAAGGAAACAGCGACTAGGTTTAACGGTATTAAAGATAACTCAGATGCCAAGATTGAGCTTATAGCTAGAAACTACGCGGAAACTGGATTCAGAAAGCTTTATGAAGGCATTGCATGGTTAGCGTCTAGATACCAAGATCAAACCCAAGAGTTTAGGGTTTTAGGAAAAGCTTTAACTGTTAACCCGTCATCATGGAAATGGAATCACCACATTGAAACGAATGTTGGCTTAGGTGCCGGTAATAACGAAAAGTTAATACAGTCTTTACAGGGTCTGTACGCTATACAGCAGCAAGAAATGCAACAGGGCTCACCCTTAGTTGACAATATGGACAAATACAATACTCTCAAGCGTATTGTTGACGGTCTTGGCCTGCCTAACGTTCAAGAATTCTTTAATAACCCAGAAGAGCCGCAAGAGTTGCTATTAAGACAGAATGAGTTATTGAATCAAACTGTGTTACAATTGCAGCAGCAAATGCAAATTATGCAACAGCAACTTGATAATCCATTAGCTGAGGCTGAGTTGGTTAAGCGCCAAGGTGATATAGCTATCGCTCAAGGTAATCAGAACCTAAAAGCGGCAGAGCTTGCGGAGAAACAAAGGCAGTTTAATATCAAAACCGCGCAAGATGCTAACCAGCATAATGATGATGTTGATTTGCAAATTACGAAAATGGAACTTGATAATAACGCAAACTTACCAGGTGGGTTATAATGAACGAACAAGAGCAATATAAAAAAGCACAGTCTGATGTAACAAGGGCGCATCAAGCAAAGCTTTTGTTAGAAAATCCATTGTATCAAGAAGCTATTATTGCGATGGAATCTGCTATGTTTGAGCAGTTTAAAGACACTAAACTGGATGATAAAGATAAACGCCATGAGTTATGGCAAAGAATGCAGTTAATGAAACAGTTTCAAGCCAAATTTGAACATATTATCAAAGAGGGCAAGAAAGCAAACGAAACGCTAACTCTACTAGAAAGAGCTAAGCAAACACTAAAACGAATATAGGATCTAAATATGTTAACAACTCAAAGTGATGAGACTAGCATCTTAGAACGAATTAAGGCAGCAAGGGGAAACGCGGAGCCAGAAGAGCCAACCGAAGAACCTCAAATTGTTGATATGTCAGAACCTGATGAACCCATCGAAGAGGCCGAGGAAGTTGTAGAGGAAACTCTAGAAGCTGAACAACCGGAAGAGATTGTGGAAGACTCAGAAGAGGTTGAAGAAATGTACCTAGATTTGGATGGTGAAGAGGTTTCTCTCTCACAAGTCCGAGAATGGAAGTCAGGTAACATGATGCAATCTGATTACACTCGTAAAACAACTGAGCTTTCAGAAGAAAGAAAGAGCTTAGAGCAGGAGCGTGAAGCGTTTAACGCCAATCAAGCAAAGCTCAATGAGCAACTTTCTACACTTGAGGCTGTAATTCAATCTGATGAACTCTCACAAGATGAATTAAATGAGTTGCGAGAGTACGAGCCAGAGCAATATATTAAGCATATTGAAAAGCAAAATAAGCGAAAGGCGATTTTAGAAGAAGGAAAAAAAGCCCAAGTTAAAACGCCTAAAGTAAACGTCCAGCAGGAGCAGCAAAAGCTTCTTAACAACAATCCACAATGGGTTGAGAATGGACAGTTTACAAAAGCTTACCAAGATGATGTAAAATCCCTTGATGATTATGCTTCTAAGGTTGGTATTAGCGCTGAACAATTCGCAACGCTGGATGCTACCATGATGCAAATAATGCTTGATGCGGCTCGAAACACTAAAAAAACAGATAAGGCAGCAGCGGTAACTAAAAAGGTTAGGCAGGCTCCTGTTGTAACTAAGCCTAAACAAAAGGTAAAATCAAGCTTGCAACAAGAGGTTGATAAGGCCCACGCTAGATTTAAGAAGACAGGTCATGTTGATGATGCTGTTGCTTATCGTAAACTTAAAGCAAAACTTAACAACAATTAGAGGTATTTATGGCTACTCCAGCAGATACAACTTCAACCTATGATGCGATTGGTAATCGCGAAGATTTGGTAGATGTTATTTATGACATTTCACCTATGGACACTCCTTTTATGTCTGGCATTGCTCGTGTTAGTGCTACAGCAACTAACCATGAATGGCAAACTGACGAATTAGCAGCGGCTGCAAATAATGCTGTTATTGAGGGTGAAGATGCGACAACTACCGCGGCGATCCCTACAGTTCGCTTAGGCAACTACACTCAGATTTCTGACAAAGTTCCTCGCGTTACTCGTACACAGCGACAAGTTCAATCGGCTGGTCGCGGTGATGAGCTTGATTATCAAATCATGAAGATGGGTAAAGCTCTTAAGCGTGACATGGAAACAGCTCTTTGTGCGAACAAGGCTAAAAATGTCGGTTCAGAGTCTGTAGCTCGTGAATTAGCAGGCTGTGAGTCATGGATTGCTGATAACGTTAACCTAGGTGCAACTGGTACAGCACCAACCGGTGATGGTACAGACGCTCGTGGTGCTGGCACTCCTCGTGTATTCAATGAAGATGATTTAAAGTCTGTTTTAGCGTCTTGTTGGGATAACGGCGGCAATCCAGATATGATCATGCTTGGTTCATTCAACAAGCAAGCTATGTCTGCTTTTGTTGGTGGTGGTAACTCGGGCCCTGCACAGCGTATTGTTGATGGTGATGCAACTCGCGTTAACACGGCTATTGATATTTATGTTAGTGACTTTGGCTCTTTAGCTGTACGCCCTAACCGCTTCATGGTTCAATCTTCATGCTTAGTGCTTGAGATGGACATGTGGGCTATGGCTACTTTGGCTGAGTTCCAAGAAACGCCGCTTGCTAAAACTGGTGATTCAGACCGCGTTCAATTACTCTCTGAATACACATTAGAGGCACGAAACGCTAAATCAAGCGGTATTGTTGCAGACTTAACAACAGCTTAATAGGGGTCTTGTATGGCTAAACAAGCTAATTGTGAAGTTATTAAAGGTTTTGCTGTTGAGGTTTCAAAAGGTAAGGTTGTTACTTATAATAAAGGTCAGAAGATCTACTTAGATGGTGATAACTTAGCCTTTGCTCAAGAAAACAAGTGTATTATTTCACTTGTTAAGCAAACCGTTAAAACAAAATCGTAAGGTAGGGGTCGAAAGGCCCCTAATTTTATATGAGTGAAAAACTATTAGATTTCGATAATGTAACCGGTGTTAAGGAGACTTTTCACAAAGACCAAATGACAGGTAAGGTTACAGTCAAAAAAACTCAAGATGTTGATGCTATTTTTAAAGCAAACATTGATGAGCAAAACGCAATAGGTAACAATACATGGAAAGGTGATATGCACAAGGTTGCCTCAATACCTTTGGTTATTTGGGAGCAATGGATGCGAGAGTTGCAGGAGTCCGGTGCTCAAAGTTGGGACCCTGGTCACAACACAAACAGAAGCTTTTTGATCGCAAAGTTAAATAACAGGGATTTTGCTAAGTTAAGAACGAAACAAGGTCGAGTATAATGGCTATCTCCAATTATGACGAATTAGTAAAAAAAGTAATCAAGCAAAGTTTTAGAGATGATCTAGACATTGAGGTGCCAGATTTTATCGCTTTGGCTGAGGTTGAAATGTACAACAATCAGCGTGAAGCTTTAAAAATTCGTGATATGGAGACAATACAAACAGCGACAACTACAACCGGAAAGTTTTTATCACTACCAGACAACTTTGAGTCAACTCGATCAATAAGGTTAGATTTAGAATATGGTGAATTGCAGTACCAGTCGCCTGAGCAAATGAGAAGATATCAATACGCTGGTAGACCTCAATTTTTTACCATTGTTGGAAATGAAATAGAATTTGATAGGGTGCCGGATAATGAGTACACAGTAGAAATTCAATGCTATATCAGACCGATCGATTTGAGTGTGACAAACCAAACAAATTCAGTGCTTGACTCATACCCTAATATTTACTTGTACGGTGCTTTATCTCAGCTATACATTTATGCACAAGACGATCAACAAGCAATTAAATATGACAATCTTTTTATAAACGCCATTCTAGGGGCAAACAAATCTCAAAAGAAAGGTCGTTATGGACCAGCACCAACAATGAATTTAGATAACGGGATGACACCATGACATATCAAACCGTCCCTTTTCAATTGGCTGGCCCGTCTTATCAGTCAAGGTCAAAGCCATTATCTAGCCAACAAACTGTTAACTGGTATCCACAATACACACAAGAACAAAACGAACAAGCGGCGTTGCTTCCTTTTTATGGGTTGCTTGAGGTTGGGACAGTACCAACAGCCTTGCCTGATAGAGGTATGTCAAGAATGGCAGAAGAGCTTTATCAAGTAAAAGGCAACAACCTATATAAAATAGACAAGTTTGGTGGTCACACGCTATTAGGTTCTATTCCTGGCAATAGTCGATGTATATTTGCTAATGATGGAATTAACCTGGTTATTGTTGCTGATAAGCGAGTGTTTATATACTCAACAGACACCAATAACATCATTGAAAGTACAGAGTTAGGTGTTACTGGTGCGCAATCAGTTGATATTATCACTGGATTTTTCTTATTCACATTTCCAAGTGAAACTTTTGTTGCAATATTAAATAACGCAACTAAAACCTTTCAAACTGACACAAGCGCAAGGGCTGACATAAAACCAGATGCTTTAGTTAGAGATTTTGTATTTGAACAAACAATCTGGAGAATGGGTACAAGAACTATTGAGGGTTGGTACGTGAACGCCTCACTGACTCCACCTATTGCGCGCTTAGATGGTCAAGTGTTAGACGTTGGATTAAAAGCTATTAACTCAGTTGCCGCTACAGATGAATACTTTTATTGGTTAGGTGATGATAGTTGCGTATATCGCTCAAGAAGTGGCGTAAAAGACCGCATAAGCTCTGATGCCATTTCAAACGCATTAGAGAAAGCGGATAACGAAAACGCCACAGCATACACTTTTACAATACAAGGTCAGAACTTTTACTGCATAACTTTACCAGATTTAAATAAAACATTTGTTGTTAACGAAGCTTTAGGACAGCAAGGTTGGTTTGAATTATCTAGTGGCATTAAAGGTGACAAATATCAAGGTACATCACTGATTGACGTCTATGGTAGCAATTACGTAGCAGACGAAAGAAACGGCAAAATCTATAAATTAGACATTGATACATTTACCAATAACAATGAAACTTTAAAACGAACTCGCGTTACAAAATCCATAACAGGCAAAGCATTAGGTAGACCAGGTGAGCGGATACAAATGTCTGAAATGTTATTCACTATGGAAACTGGCGAAGGTTTACTATCAGGCCAAGGTGAGAACCCTAGAATAATGATCGAAGCCAGTTATGACGGCGGCAAAACATGGAGTGCTGGCACTTGGGCTAGAACTGGCAGGTTAGGTGAGCATGTTTTAAAAGTTGAATGGTTTAACCTACGTTCTTTTTATGAAATGAGCTTAAGGATAACCACAACAGACCCAGTTAATTTCAATCTGTTTGGTGCAACCATTAAAGTGAGGTTAGCAGGAAGATGACACAAGTAAA